AGGTTATTCAAGACAATCGGATTATACTCAGAAAACGCAGGAGCTTGCAGAATATCGAAGGCAGCTAGACCAAGGAGCACAACAGCTTCAGGCCGAGATTGCCCAGACTCAGCAGGCCAGAGCGCAGTACGCAGATGCAGTAGCAACAGCAATCGAATCCAACTATTCACACCTCCAGAACTTTGCTAATGTTGATTGGGAAAGGCTGAAGACTGAAGATCGGGAAGAGTATCTAACGAAGCGTGACGAGTACCGTCAGGCCGAAGACCAGATCAATCAGTTGAAACAGAAGCATGCCGAAGCCTCTCAACAGCATCAACAGGAGGAAGCGCAGCAACACCAGAGAATGTTGCAGGAAGAGCACCAGAAGATGGTCAGCATCCTGCCGCAGTGGGCCGAGCCGGAAACACAACGAGCTTTAGCTAAATCAGTTACAGAGTTCGCGTTATCCAAAGGCTACACTCAGGAAGAGTTGTCGCAGTTGATTGATCACCGCTCAATACTTGTCCTCATGCAGGCCAAAGCCTATGAAGACCTCACCCGAAAGCAGACAGAAGTCCGCAAGAAGAAGGTCAAGAATAAGCCCAAGGTCGTTAAAACAAAAGCAAAGAAAGACAAGTCAGATGCTAACGCAGTCAAGCGTAACGAGCAAATGAAACGTCTTGCACAGACAGGTCGCGTTGATGACGCTGCGGGTCTGTTCGAAGATTTTGTTGAATTATAATAAGAGGAATATCTCATGGCATTACTTACGAATGCTCGGACCACTTTTAGTGCTATAGGCATTAGAGAGGATTTGAGCAATATCATTTACAATATCTCGCCAATGGACACGCCGTTCTTGTCGTCCTGCGGTCGGGATACTTGTGACAATACTCTGTTTGAATGGCAGACAGACTCACTCGCCGCAGCGGCCGCTAACCAACAGTTAGAGGGTGATGTGCCTGACGCACTGGCGGTCACGGAAACGACTCGTTTGGGTAACTACACCCAGATCAGTTTCAAAACCGTGGCAACCACAGGCACCGCAGAGGCGGTCGATTTTGCCGGAAGGCGGTCTTCACAGGCCTACCAGATGGCGAAACGCGCAAAAGAAATTAAGCGCGACATGGAAAAGATGCTCACCAGTGAAGACTTGAAAGTCGCGGGTAACGCCTCGACTGCTCGTAAGTCTGGTGCCGTCAATTCATGGCTCGGCAACTCCACTGCCGGTGACTCCAACATTATCGACGGATCGAATGCAACGCCTGCGGGTATTGCTAACGCCGGTAATGGTAGTTCAGTTGCCAGTCCTTCAACCTCCGACGTTGTGCTTACCATGAACATGGTGAACCTTGCTGTAAAGGCTTGCTATGAGCGTGGTGGTTCGCCTGACACCATCATCAGTGATCCTGCTCTGAAGGTGAAGCTGAGTGCTCTTGGCGGCGCAACCTTGGCCGACCTCCAGACAGCGACTAAAGGCGACAAGCCTGCTCACGCTATCAACGCAGTTGATGTGATCGTGACAGACTTCGGAACCTTCAAGTTCGTACCTGATCGTTTCTGTCTTGGTAACCAGTTATATGTTATGGACTGGGATTACTGGTCGATCTCTTACCTCCGTCCTTTCCAGACGGTAAATCTGGCAAAGACCGGTGACGCAGTAAAGCAGATGATGCTTGCTGAGTACGGTCTCCGCGCAAAGAATGGCGAGTCCTCAGGCTCAGTCATTGGCGTGAAAGATGCCTAATTAGTTGTATAGGGTGGGTGGCTTCGGCCACCCTACCCACTTAAAGGAAACAACATGGCGACAAAGAAAGACTTGAGGAAAGCTCTCAAACCAAAGGCCGCTCCCAAAGAGCGTAAGTTTGATTCTGAGAAGCATCAGGACAATGTTCTAAAGGAAGCTATGGAGCTTATGAAAGACAGAGGAGCATTACCGTCATGAATTGGGACTCTATGAGAACAACGAAGTTCCATGCAGAATCTGATGGGACATTCACAGCCAACACTATACAGGACGTTGAGCCGAACATCGCAGAGAACAAGATTGATCTGAATGCTTACGGCTCTCCTTTAACACCCGGCAAACAGTTCAGCGGTATGCGGGTGGCATCCATTCCTTTCAACGTATGGGAGATGTGGATGAAAGAGTCTAACGGTGATCTACAGAAAGACCCTAAAGTGTTGAAGAAATACTTGAACGATCCTGATAATAAATACTTCAGGACCACACCGACGAGGATATAATTATGTGGTTATACAGACCCGGACAGGCCGGATACTCGCAGGAAAACTATCCCATTCTCAACGATAGCGTATACTTTATATCTCGTAGATAATGGCTATTAACACATACGGTACTCTCAAGACAGCCGTAGCTAACTGGCTTGACCGAGACGACCTGACAGATAGGATACCAGAGTTTATATCACTCTGTGAAGCAACATTCAATAGGGTGTTGCGTATTCGCGCTATGGAGACTACCGTATCCGATACG